CCTACCAGAGTTCTCGCTGCTTTCCGTTTTCGCTCTGTCCATTTGAGAGCGGCTGCTAATCCATCGACCACCGCATAACTTACTTGGAATTGGAGATACTCAGTGGCAGCCTTTAGGTCTGCACTATGTAACTTCACTTCCTCACGTTCTGCGGGGTCCTTTCGGAGATGCACCTCTGTGTCTGTCAATCCTGCTTTAAACCAGGGGTGACGGGCCAATAGAGGAACGGTTTCGCACGAGATTGCCCTTCCGAAGTGAACCTGCGCTGCATCATGTATCGTGGCAATGCGTACCTTACCTATTTCTTGTAAAGCGATAGGTTTAAAGTACGCCTTGTTTGCATGTGACGTCTCTCCTAGGAGAGTCTCACATACTCGGTACAGTTCTGCCTCGTTTGGTTCTTCCGGCCATGGGAGACTAGCCTCTGCTTTTCTCCTCTGGGCACTCTGGTTAGACCCAAGAATCTTCCTTCGACGTTCTGCATAAAGCTCCTTAAGCTCCTGTCTGGTTCCTCCCTCTCTCCGGTTCTTCCGAGAGGAGGAGGTTCCTGCCGGTACTGGCGCAACTGGCTGACCTACCCACTCAGGGAGGGCTCCCAGCTTGTTACGATACCGGCTGGACAGTGCACTCTCCTCGCGCATCTGGCAATTCTTGATCAGTTCGATCGTGAATGCTTGGATGTTCCTGCATTCCTCGGAGGTTATTCCCTGAGGTTCTGCGTTCCACAGATCGATCTTCTCTTTTGTGAGATCTTCGAATTTGTGGGCGAGTTTGAATGGCACTGCACGAGACAGGGACGAAGCTGCAAAGAGACGAGCTGGGGTTGTCCAGCGAGAAGGTTGGTATTTTACCCACTTTCCTCTTGGACGTAGCTCTACCTCCTCTTTTGCAATTTCAGACGTGAGGGCGAGGCTTCTCCATCCGAAGGTAGTACCGCTTAGAGCGGCCTTCCCTTCTCGGAGAAGTGCGTTTAGGAATCGCAGGAAGTTCCCGGCATTTCTTTGGTTGTTCTTACCATTTAGATGTCGGATTCTTCCATGTGCTAGTTCCCATGCGACACGGATTGCAGTGAAGGCGGTGATGAGAGCGTCGGCGCGGTCCCTATAGCTTTGATGCTCTAGTACCTTGCTCACCTCCTTTCTCACCTTTCCTCTTGCAGTCCATGCTCGTCCTCTTGTTGCTGAGGGGCTTCGTGCAGATTTACGTGCGTTCTTCTTCTTCCTTTTATCACAATTGTTGGCTCGCGACATTATTGTCGCGACCCCAACTAAGACAGTACGTGGAACCTGAAACCCTCGGGTTTTCAGGTCCGTTGCTACACGCCAGAGATCCATGTAGTTACCTAAGTAACTCGAAGCTCTGTCGTTTGGTGTACTGTCCCACCCACCCTGAGTTCCTTTCCGGGACTTATGATTGATCATTCCAAGGTCTCTCATGGG